GCAGTCATCAATGCAATTATCCGAGCATTGAACTGGCTGATCGAAAAGGCGAATAAAATCAGCTTCACAGTTCCAGACTGGGTGCCGGGGCTTGGCGGCAAGCATATTGGCGTCAACATTCCGAAAATCAACGAACTCCAAATCCCCAAACTGGCCCAGGGTGCGGTCATCCCTCCTAACCGCGAGTTTATGGCCGTCCTGGGCGACCAGAAGCACGGCACCAACATTGAGGCCCCCCTGGACACCATCAAACAGGCCGTTGCGGAGGTGCTGGGGCAAGGCAGCGACCGGCCCATTACCATCATTGTCCAAATGGACGGCAAGGAGATGTTCCGGCAGATGGTGCGGGAAAACAACTCCCAGGTGCGCATGAACGGCAAAAGCCCGCTGCTGACGTGAGGTGACGCATGGAAGTACTTAAGGTTACAAAGAAATCCGGGGCCGTGGTATCTCTCCCGGCCCCGGATGAACTGAAATGGAACATTTCCGACCTGGACGCAGATGGGACCGGCAGAAACCAAAATGGCGATATGTTCCGCGACCGCGTGGCCGTGAAGCGCAAGCTGGAATGCTCCTGGCGGCCCCTCGGCTCTGCCGAAATGGCCAAGCTACTGCAAGCCGTGGACGATGTGTTTTTCGGACTCACATACCCCGATGCGATGACCGGTACCGACCGCACCATGACGTGCTATGTAGGCGACCGGTCATCGCCTATTATGCGGCCTGAAACCGATGGGAAATGGCTGTGGGGCGGGCTGTCCATGAATTTCGTGGAGAGGTAAGGCTATGTACAACGTCTCATCCGCTTTCCACACCGCTTTTGCGGATTATGGCCGTGAGATCAAGGCCAAGGTAATTTTCAACGCTCAAACGGAGCTGGGCGGGGACTATGTGCAGGAAATCACCGCCACACCGGCGTTTGACTCCTCGGATGGTATTTCCATCGGTTCCAGCTGTTCCGGGCGATGCAAAATTCGCATCTACAAACCGGATGAGCCGCTGAGGCTGTCCGGCGGGTACTTTGTGCCGTATATCGGAATTTATACAGGCGGCGGAGACACTTCCGCCGTGGCCGGTGTTGCCGTAGCCGGAAAGGCTGTTGTGGGCACTTCTGGCGGCTCTGCGGACGGCGTGGAATATGTGCCCCTGGGGCGGTACTACATCCCCGCAGACGGCGTAGAAAATTTGGTGTATGGCTGGGAAATCACCGGATACGATCAGATGGCCTCGCTTACGGACCAGTATGCCCCACAGATTGATTTCCCGGCTACCCCGGAATCCATGTTGGCGGACGTGTGTGCGCAGTGCGGGCTATTACCGCCTGCCGCCACGTTCCCGGCCATGCAGATCGAGTCGGCTTTTGAAGGTACATTCCGGCAACAGCTGGGCTGGCTGGCGGGGCTTTGCGGCCAGTCCGCGCGGTTCGACCGGGACGGCAATCTGGTGTTCAAGTGGTATGCGAAAACCACCTTCCAGGTCAGCCGGGAGCAGCAGTACATGTCCGGCCTGACCCGCACGGCAGACGGCCTGTACACGGTATCCAGTCTCACAACCGGCACGGAAGATGAACCCATTACATCCGGCACCGGATTAGGCATCACGTCCACAAACCCCTACATGAACCAGGCCGTTGCAGACCTGATTCAGCCGGAGGTAGAGATATCCTTCCAGCCTTGTGATGTAAAATGGCGCTTCGACCCGTCTGTTGAGGTGGGCGACGTTATCCAAGTGGAGGGCGATACCGGCGAGTGGCTGGATGTGTGTGTTATGCAGCAGGAAATCCACCTGTACGGTGGCCTGTCCTCTACGATGCACAGTTACGCCCCACAGGACGCGGGTTATGCCATGGAAAGCCCTACAGAGCAGCGCATTAAGCGGGCTTATGAGGGCCTTACCAAGGCCATGCAGAACGCTACGCAGAAGATCATTGGGGCAAAGGGCGGGTATTACGAGCTGACTCTGGACGAACAGGGCTTTCCCATCGGGTGGACCCTGCGAGATACGCCCACCATTACGCCCAATACCCGGATGTGGATTATGTCCACAGGTGGGCTGGGATTCTCCAAGGACGGCGGAAATACAATTTCCGGTGTTGCATTGACCATGGACGGCGAGATTAACGCAAATGTCATTACCGCAGGGCAAATGTCCGCAGAAAGAGTCACCGTCAACGGCCAGACGCTTTCGGACTTCATCGACGCCAGTATCGACGATGACGGCCATCCGGTGCTGCGTATTGGCTCCTCTGCGTCGGAAATTGTGCTGAAAGAGTACAACGACAAAATCGGATTCTACGATACTTCCGGGACCCTTCTGGCATATTGGAATAATAATAGTTTTGAGCTGGTGGAGCTGAGCAAGTTCCGCCTGGGGCCTATGGGCATTGTCGTACAGCCTAACGGTTCCGTGTCCTTCGTGGGGGTGAATTGATGGCAAGCATTTACGGCGCAAAATCTTCCACCGGCTGGCAATTACGGCTGGATTACAGCGTATCTCAGAGCATTTCGGACAACAAGTCCACACTAGCCCTGACGCTGTACATCTATGACGGCACCGGCGAGAGCTACAACCTGGACGCCAATAGTTGCTATTACACTCTGCAAGGCACCAAGGTTTATAACCCGTACCGGTACAATTCCAGGGGCTGGTATAAGCTGGGCAGCAAGTCTATCACCGTGGCTCATAACAATATGGGCAAGGGGTCTGTGGCGCTTTCTGCGGACTGGCACAGCGGGTTTACGTCATCCTACACACCGTCCAGCCTGACGGTCTCCGGCACAGTCAATCTTCCTGACATCCCCCGGGCATCATCCGTTTCGGCATCCGGGCTTGTGCTGGGTTCTGCCGGTATACTTACAGTGACCCGGGCCGTGAGCACTTTTACACACACCATCAAACTCAAGTGCGGCTCTGCGGCACAGGTAACTGTGGCGACAAAATCCAGCGCCACATCCATTCCGTACACGCCGCCCTTGGATTGGGCCGCGCAGAATACGTCTGGAATCTCCGTAAACATTACGGCGGAGATCACCACCTACAACGGGGACGCCGTAGTGGGCACCAATACGGCCACACTGACGGCATCCATCCCTGCATCGGTAAAACCCACCCTGTCCGTAAGTCTGTCCGATACCTCCGGATATCAGCCCACATACGGCTGGGTGCAGGGCAAGAGCACTCTGAAAGCCACGTTTGCTGCTGCTGGGTCTTATGGCAGCACCATCAAGGCCAAGTCTCTGACCATCGGCGGAAAATCTGCCAGCCCGGACGGGGCGAATGCCCTTACAGACAGCGGCACAATGGCCGTTGTAGCCACCGTCACGGACAGCAGAGGGCGCACGGCATCCGTTACCCGGAACATCACCGTAAACGCCTACAGCGGCCCTGGAATCCAGGATTTGACCTTCCTGCGTGGCGACTACTCCGGCGGGGCATGGGCGGACAACGCCATGGGCGATGACATCAAGCTGACGTTTACGCTATCCATCCAGCTGACCGGAAATAAAGCCACCGTGGAAATCACCGGAGCCAGCAATCTGACCGGACAGACCTCCGGGGCGAAAACCGTGTATCTGGTGGACTATGGCACCGACTCCACAGGTGTTGTGCAGGTCAAGGCGACAGACGCTCTGGGCGGCACTGTGACCCGGGAAGTCACCATCCCCACGGTAGCTGTGCCACTGAACATGAACTTCGATTTGCAGGCAATCTGCTTCGGCGGCGTGGCGGAAAAGGAAAAGACGGTGGAATTTAAGTTGCCCATCCATTACATGGGCAAGGCCCTCCTCGACCTCCTGCACCCGGTTGGCAGCGTCTACCAGTCCTCAGATTCCACCTCCCCGGCGGAACTGTTCGGCGGGATGTGGGAGCAGATCAAGGACGTGTTCCTTCTGGCGGCTGGCGACGCACATGCGGCGGGAAGCACGGGCGGCGAGGAGACCCACACGCTGACCAAAGCGGAAATCCCGGACCACGCACACACCCTGAAATACACCGGCCAGAGTGTAACGGAAGGCGTGAACGCCATCCGGCTGTACCAAGCCGCAAGCAATCAGTACAATTCGTATTCCGGCGGTCAGTCCTCCGATTGCGGCGGCCAGGCCCACAACAATATGCCGCCGTACCTGGCCGTGTACACATGGCGCAGGACGGCATAAGGAGGGAGTATATGCCCGAAATCAAAATCAAAGTCCGAGACAAATGCGCCGAGGGCGAGGGCGTGATTATCTGCAACAACAGCGATTACACGGTGCTCTGGGACCTGGACGAGGAATGGACGCCTTACGACACCAAGACCATGCGGGTGAACCTGGCGGACGGCACCTATCAGGACGTGGTATTCCCCGGCAATACGGCGGTTCTGCCGGTGCTCAGCACGCCGGGGTGGGCGTCCGTGGGCTTGTATGCCGGGGACCTGCACACAAGCCGGGCGGCACGACTGCTGGCCCTGTCCTCTGTGCTTACTCCCGGCGGTTCCCCTGCCGCCCCGGCGGAGGACGTATATGCGCAGATCATGGCCAAGCTCAACGAGCTTTCTACCGTCTCCCCGGAGGATATCGCCAAAGCCGTGGAAGATTACCTGGCGGAGCATCCTGCGGCCTCTGCGTCCATGCGGGTGGAGGGCGGATACATCCAGTTCTCCGGCGATGGGAAAACCTGGGAAAACGTGATTGCCCTGGCCAACCTCAGGGGCGCACCGGGCAAGGGTGGCGAGCCGGGTGCTGACGGCATCACGCCGCATATCGGCGACAACGGCAATTGGTATCTGGGCGACACTGATACCGGCAAACCTGCACGCGGCGCACCCGGCGCAAAAGGAGACCCCGGCAAGGATGGTGCGGGGATGGACGTCACCGGGGCCACCGTCGACCAAACCGTCAAAATCGCGGCGGTGGATGGCAACGGCGTGCCTACCGCGTGGGAGCCGGTGGATATGCCGTCCGGGAGCGGGGAAAAGGCGTGGGTGCTTGTGGCGGATACTGTGACAGAAGAAGGTGCCGATGGCGATCAATGGTTGAGATGGAATAAAGATATAGCTGGGAACACTTTTTCTTATTCAGAACTTATAGTGAAAGTCACTCCAAAGTATACGGATAACAATTCTCACAATATAATAGTCTCGCTGGAAAACAACAAAAACTACTGGTTATTCGATAGTGTTCTTAAAAATGGTGTCCTTGGCATTATGCATTTTAAGATTATCCTTTCTGAAGGGTTGGGATTGGTGCGAGGGGAGTGGACAAAGAGCTCTAACCATCATGGAGGATCGTACGCCACTGTAAACTTGTGGGCAGCGAGTAATTCGGAATTCTTTATTCCTGTTCCAACAAGTGTACAGATTGGATTACGCGATTCTCCCTGGCCGGGACGCAGATTCAGGTATATGTTCGATGAGGTATGAAGATGAAAATCTACGAAAATGGCATAATCCGGGAGGCCACCCCGGAAGAAATCGCGGAAATGGAAGAGGCTCGTCTCCGCTACGAGGCAGAAGAAAAGCACCGTCCCCTATCCGCCGAGGAAGTGCAGGCGATGCTCATCCGTCAGCAGGTGAACACCCTTGCGGTAGACGATGCAACGGCTTTGCGGATGGCGGCGTTTTACCCGGAGTGGAAAAGCGGCAAGGCGTACACCACCTCCAACGGCTGCTCGATTGGCTACAAGGTCACGCAGGGCGGAAAGCTGTACAAGCTCCGCCAGGAACACACTTCACAGGATAGCTGGGCACCCGGATCTACCGGCACGGAATCCCTCTGGGAGGAAATCTGTGAACAGCACGATGGCACGAAATACGATGCTATCCCCTACAACGGCAATATGGCCCTGGAAAACGGCAAGTATTACACCCAGGACGGCGTATTGTACCGGTGTACCAGGGATACCGGGAATCCCGTATACCATGCCTTGAGCGCGTTGGTGGGAACCTATGTGGAGGTGGTTGAAAATGGCTCTTGAAAAAGTGGTGTACGAGGATAACGTAACGGTTATCACTGCCGCCCAGCTGAATGCTATCCAGGATGAGATCATCCGGGTGGCGGGGAAAATCGACGCTATCGCCGATGGAACGGAGGTGTCCTACTGA